GGTTAGGGTTCCATAGCTGGCTTTACATTCCTTTGAGAGAAGGTGAAGAGAGACAGTGCCAGATGTGTGAAAAGAGACAGAAGGCACATCTCTATCAATTCTGTGGATATTACTATGTGAAATGGAGGACAATAAAATGGGACTCGTAATCATGGCGATTGGTGCTGGTGGCATAATAGTCTCGACAGCTTTTGAGATAAAGACGAAGGCAAAAGTTTATGAAATTATGATGAAGTTGTTTCCACTAATATTTTCCTGTGGGGTTTTCTTATATGCCTTTGGTTAAATGTAAACACTGTAATAAAAACTTTCATGTTCAACCATATAAATTGAAATGTGGAAAAGGAAAATATTGTTCAAAACAATGTCATTATACTCATAAGTATACTACACATAAGTTATGGAATAAACATTGGCTAGAAAAAGAAAGTGAAATTAAACCTATGAAGCAAATTGCTAAAGAGCTTCATTGTAATATAGTGACCATTCAGAAGTGGAGAAATAAATTTAACATTCATCCTAGATTAGGTGTTTCTTATTATCCTGGATGGAAATCAAATCGCCTAAAAATGAAGGAAGGTTACATAAAAGTTCATATAAATAAACACAATCCTTACTATAAAATGGCTGATAGGTCTGGTCATATTCTTGAACATCGTTTAATTATGGCTCAACATTTAGGAAAGTGTCTTGAGTCTTGGGAAATTATTCATCACAAAAATAGAAAACGAGATGATAACAGAATTGAAAACTTAGAATTACTTTCTTCGCAAGGAGACCATCTTTCTATTCTGCTTTTACAGAGGGAAGTCAAAAAACTGAGAGAAAGAGTAACTTTACTAGAAATGGAGAATCAACTTTTGAAAGAATCTGTAGGATGACTCTCGATTATGGTGAGTGCTTTCGTTGTAAACGACTTATGCCTATAAATAAGTTAGTACAGATACGTTATTATAAGGGGCATTTAATAATAGGGAAGCATCATCATAAGTTAATATGTCAATCATGTAAAGAAGCAGCAAACCAAACATTTGAGGATGTAGAGAATGGCTCAAGAGAGCGATAGACTTCTAAGTCCTGCAATTATTATGCCTACCAGGATGCTTGAGTTCCGTGCTCCTAGCATGGCTCTCGATCCTAGGTCTGCATCAGATTGTAGGAATGTAACTATTAAGAATGGCATACTGAAGAAGCGCACAGGCTTCAGTGCCTTCAGTATAGATGATGCAGGCAATACTAACATACCAGGGAGGGTAACTGGCCTGTGTCAGTCACCGTTTGGATGGAATGATGACATAGTTGCTCTTTCTCAGAATGCTACAAACACTCAATACTTTCTCTATGATACAGATGAGAAGGAATGGAACTCAAAGGACTCTGAGGCTCAAACTGCCTACTCTCAACTGAGTTGGTGTCCCGCAGTACAGAGTGATGGAACAGATGTAGTAATACTTAGTGATAATAAGGTAAGGTTAAAGATATGGGAAAATCCAGTAACTGGGCCAACTATTGGCGACCTTGGCCTCAACTCTTTTGTACTGAGGGCCAAGGTAGTTCGCTACTACAAAGGCCATCTCTGTCTCTTTAACGTAGGTACGTATACTAGTAGCTGGACTCAAGAAAAGCGTAGAATTCAGTGGACAATCTCTGCTGACTGTGAGGATATTGATGGGGCTGGTTCAGGCTCAAACTACCTCTATGGTAGAAGAGGTGGATACATCGTGGGGGCTGAAGAACATGCAGATGATATGATTATTTACTGTGAGCATGAAATACTGAGAATGACACATGTAGGAGGTACAGGTACTTTTCGCTTTGACCCTCTCGTAGCAAAGATTGGCCTCGCAGCACAAAATGCCATCGCTAATCTCGGTGACAGACATCTCTTTCTTGCAGACGACTTTACTGTGCAGGAGTTTGCAGGAGGCTTAAGTTGTAACCCCGTAGGCGACCCTATTAACTCAGACATTCAGACTAATATTCATAAGACTTACTATGGTAGTAGTTTCTTTGTAACAGATACGGGACTAAACGAGGCATGGCTCTTTATCCCTACCACCACCTACATTCCTGATACTGTCTATGTCATCAAGTATGGAGGTTGCCTTGAAGGTTATCGTTGGTATAAGGATAGTAAGAGTGGTTTCTGTGGTATGGAGCATGATAACTGGGATGTTCTAGTCGGTACAGGTACTCCTACTATTGACCACTACAATCACTCAGCTACTAATGATGGTGCTACTGCTATTGATGCCTACTGGAACTCAATCTCTTTCACCCTCCCTCAAGAACCCTCTCGCTTTATGCGTGCAGGAGAAATTAGGTTTGAGGGGAAAGGAGATGCTGTTACGACTTACTACAGAACGACTGATGGAGGTACATGGACAAAGATTGCTGACCACACCCTCACCAGTTCATTTGCTTACTACTCTGCTCCTTTCGACCCTGGTTATGCTCGCTCCATCCAGTTTCGCTTCCGCAACAACACAGCAAGTGAAGACTTTGAAATAAAGTGGTGGCAGCCAGTATTTTTGCCAAAGGGAGCACGATGAACACACCTGCAATTCCCTGTCTACCGTTTCCTCCTGACACACTACGGGCTAGTTGTCCTGACCCTCTAGCAAGGAAAGAGAACTATTGGTCTAGCTATATTTGGAACCTGAATAACTGCCTCCAATATAACTTACGTAATCTATTTCTAGACCTTCGATATGGCTACCCTCTCTTTCCTGATAAGACTCTTGATTGTGGAGAAATGAAGTATAATGGTACAAACTTTACAATGAACATTTGTGGTACTGACTATGATAGGGTATGGTGTCAAATTACTGAGCATACTTATAATCCACAGGAGGATGATTTTATTACTCTCCATAGAACAGGAACTAGCGGAGCAGGAGGCACTTATGCAGAAGCAAAAACTGACTATGAAGATGATCCCAATTATGCTTCTTTTGAACAGCATTATTTGAATTGGTATGCACGAAATGTTGCCGATACTTTTAGAATTGAGGGAAGACAACTGTTTAATTACTATGATACTAGCGATTTGGTCTATGTAGATTCAGCAATAATAAAACTTTATTTTAATGACATTGACTTAGAAAACACAACTGTAGACCCAATTCTCCGTATATATAAGTATGATTATGGAGATGCGGTAGATGAAGATGATTACAGTGGAGGGACTTTAATTGCTACAAGAACATTTACTACTGCTGATGAAGATACATGGGTAGAAATGAGTATAAGTGCTGATGATGTAACTGTGGAGGGGACATCAAAGTATAGATTTGCCCTTGGTGCTATGGAAGATTTAGACTACTTCTCTGAACCTGATATTGATGAGACTATTCAGCAGTATATGCGTTTATTAGACCCCAATGGTATTAAGTTAGTTGTGCAAGGTTGTTAAATGGCACTGAAGACTAAACCTACTATAGCTCTACCAAGGATACCCACTGAGATTGATACACCAGAAGTACGTAGATACCTAGAAGAACTACATGCAGCTATCAGTGATTTCATTAAACGTGTCTATGATGATGTTTCTAATGGACGTATACAACATAGAGTCTACACCACTGTCCCTACTACTTCTGACTGTGAACAGGGAGAGATAGTTTTCTACAAGAGTGGCAGCACATATAGACTCTATGCAAATGTAGCAGGAACTATGAAATATTTAACTTTAACTTAGGGGAGGTAGTAATGATTTCACCTAAAGAGTATCAAAAAGAAATATATGGAAGAGATTGGGGTGGATGGGCCCCTGGAGCTACTCAGCGTATAACTGCAGCTTCTAGAATGCGTAGGCCAGCAGGGAGAGGAATCGGTCAAATAACTGGTTGGGTTGCAGGCCGTCCTGTCTACGGTCAGCCAACTGCACATAGAACAGCTAGAGAGAAACCATCAGGTGTATATGCAAGAAGTAGAAAGCCTCAGTTTGGTCAGTATCCAACCCTTACAGGACAGCAGCAAACTATTCTCTCTCAACTGATGAGAGGTGGAGTGCGAGGGAGACAAGCTCCATTTGCTCCTGTTGGTGTTCCTGGTATAGATGTACCTAGAGAACCTCGACCTACTTATGGGCCTACTGCCCTTGGTGGAGCAGGGGAAAGAGCTGGTGCGCTTAGTAGGATGATGGCAGTCTCACCAGAGGAAGAGAGATTGGCGATAGAGAGGATGGGTGAACCTGCTATGCGTCAGTTTAGAGAGGAAATATTGCCAGGCATAAGAGGAACGGCTGGAGCAACAGGCACTCTCTGGTCTACTATGCGTGCAGGTGAAGAGGCTAAAGCGGGTGCAGGGTTGGCAGGAAGTTTGGCTGCAATGGGTGAGCAGTATAGGATGCAGCGCAGAGGTCAGGCTATGCAGGCAGCAGGTCTAAGTGCACAGGAAGCATTAGGAGCAGGTCAGTTAGGACAGGCTAGGTATGCTACTGAGATGCAACCTTTTATGCAAGCACAACAGTTAGGTGCTCAGGCAGGTTTGCAGACTCAGAGACTTGGAGTGCAAGCAGGTTTGCAGGCACAACAGTTGGGGGCACAGCGAGGCGGACAGAGAGAGCAGATGTTAGCACAACTTCTAGGTATTCCTATGATGGGAGTTTACAGTTATCCTAGAGGGGGGAGGTGATTTAAATGCCTGCGCCATTTTGGGGGTACATGGATCCTGAGAGAGAGGAATTACAGAATGCCCTCCTTCGAGCACAGATACGTCAGATGGAGACACAGACAGGTCTGGCAGAACAGTTGGGGGCAGAAGGACAAGCAGGAGTAGGAGCAGGTGTCAGAGGTGGAGGTGTAGTAGAGGACGATTCCCTCCAGTGGGAGCAGCTTGAGTTTCAAAAGGAACAGTTGAAGGAACAGACTGAACTGGCAAAAGCACAACAGCTTATTCTTGAGAGAAAAATGACCTTGGCAGAAGAAGAGGCTGAAGCTCCCTTCCCTATTGGTATGTGTGAGATACTTCTAAGTGCTGCAGGTGAACCCATGGTTACTCCTGGTAAGCAGATAGGAGGTGCATTAGTTGATGTTCTATCTGGTCAGCCTATGTATCAGGAACCCATCGTAGCAGGGTTGGAGGAGACAGTGCTTCGTCCAGGTGAGGGGATGTTGAAGGCTCCTGTAGTTAAGGTAGGCCCTGGAACTCTTATAGATACAGCAGGAAATGTTATATTCTCAAAGCCAGAAATTATTGAATCGGGTACTGAACTACTTGTTATCAATACTGCTGATGGAAGCCTTATAAATCGTATGTCTATTGACCAAATTCCTAAAGGATATGAACCTACTATAGACACTAAAGGAAACCTTTATGTCACTAATCTTGATACAGGGACTAGTGAGTTAGCTGAACCTAGTGCTTACTATGAAATGGAGTATGAGCAGGAAGATAGAAAGATTAAAGCTACAATATTTGGAATTGAAGTACAAAGTAAAGGATACGATGCAATTGAGTATAAAGCTGATATAGAGAAGTACATAGCAGATAAGGCGTATGATAGAGTAGCTAACAGTGACCAGATAAAACAGGACATACAGGATAGTGTCAATCTGACTGCTATAGAAAAGCAGCAACTTATCAATAAAGCAGAAGCTCTGAAAGTAGAGGCTACAGACAGGAGAACTGATGCTCTGCTTGTTGGGTATGATATAGAGAAGTATGGGCATGATATAAGAAGGTATATAGTAGATGTTGGATATAATGAGACAATGGACTCTAAGTTTATAGAGAGGGATATACAAAATAGTAAAAATGCAACTGACAAAGAGAAACAAGACCTTATATATGAGTTAGGTGTATTGACGAATGAGTCTAAGGAGAGGATGAGTAAGGCAGAGATTGAAGCAGGAGATAGGAAGCTCGTTACACAGAGATACACAGCAGGGTATATGCCTCAGACTGCTGAGGAAGCAATAGCTTATGTAACGCTGAAAGCTCAGGTAGAGGCAAAGTATGACCCCTTCACTACACCTAATATGATGAATGTAGATGATGCTGAGGCGTGGTTATCATACAAGGCTGGAATAGACCTCTTTACTGAGAAGGGTAAGACAGATGAGAAGATTCGTTTTGAACTTATAAAGGCTCGTGCAGCTAAGTCTCCAGAGGATTTGCTGAAAGAGACTTCGATTAAGATGATGGAGATAACTGAAGCAGGTGAGTTGGGAA